AGTTCAGCAACTTCATTGCGAAGTTTTTCTGACTCTTCTTGGAAATTTTCAATATTTGCTAAAGCATCCTGAAGAGCTTGCTCTTTTTCTGCTTTTTCATTTTTAAGAGCAACGAATTGATCGTTGGACTTTTCGACTTGAGAAACGACAAAATCTCTCACATCTGAAGCGGCTGCTTCGTGAAGATGGTCGATCAATTCATCTAGATTATTATACTTCATATGTACAATTACACGTTTTTTGTTATTTGGTGAAATTTTATCAGAAATTATATTAGAAATACTCCCTTCAGCCTCTTCTGTATCCATTTCTTCTTCTTCGAATTCTTTCATCTCATGCTCCAAATCATCTTCAGGCTCTTCTGTTTCTTCTGGCATCTCTTCTTCTGTTTCTTGAAAATCTTGGTAATCCATAGAAAGAACACCTTTGACAGCCGCAGCTGGATTTGTAGTAAAGGCGCAACCTAGGAAACGACAATCATCTCCAATGATTCTATAAACTTCTTCTCCAGTAGGAAGGAATCCTGTTCCGCCCATCGAAGCTAAATGTTTTGAGTATTCTTCTACTAAAGCTTCATCTTCTATGATTTTTGCTTTCCTTAGATCTTTGCTCCCCACAGCGAGCTTATAAGTATTAAAGCCAACTTCCCAACTTGTAGAGACAGCCTTGTAAGATTCACTGTCTTCATCTTGAGATTCCATAATGAATCTTGTAAATGTTTTGTTAGATATCTTCCAAACAATAGCAGCCAAAGATATGTTAAATGGATCATTATTTAATTCTTGTTCAGTTAAAGTCTTGTTTTCACCAAAAGTTGAAAAGCCATAATTAGTGATAACCCCTACTATATCTTCCCTAGAGTGTTCAATATTCATGGGCTTCAATTTGGCAGATTGCACTAAAATTTTAGCACCCTCAGTTGTAATACCGTCACCATTTAAATTTATTAAATTTACAACAGCCGCATTAAAGCATGTGTACAAAAGATCTGGATTATTTTTTATAACCTCTGATTCTGGCAATAAAGATTTTAAATCGTCTAGCCCCATGCTGGCTTCACTTACATAAGCGCCATTCAATAAATCTCTCTTCCTAAAATCCGCCTTTACTTCAAATCTCGAAATATACTTGTACTCCATAGATGTATTTTACACTTAAAAATCAGGAAATGAAAAATTTTAACAAGTTTTCAGAAGATAAGAATCCTTGAGTATGGAGAGTAGATCTTCCATTTTTACTAAATTTCCTTCTATAGATACCATCTCCAGATCTCTGAAGAATAGCATTAGAAGTTTCTCCTGCTGATGTATTTCCCTCTATAGTTACAAGCATATCTCCTTTTATATCAAGAACTATACCTGTATGACCAGAATCTGTTTCTCCAAATTTAGCTAACCATATACTACCTAAAGAAGGAGTAATGGATAGAATATTTTTTGATTTTAAAAGTCTAACATTGCTCATTACATGAGCTGTCCAGTTAGCTATAAATTTATTAGGAGATAGCTTACAATCTTCTAAAGCCATTATAACAAAAGCGCCTACAGCAGCTGAACAATAAGGAGCGCCAATAGTCCAGCCTTGAATCTTCTTCATATAAGAAGTAATCTTTAAAGACTGTTCTTTTTGCCATCCGGCTATTTGAGGGTTATCCCATTGAGCATTTTCTTTTGTTTCTACTAAGCCTTCAAATTCTTCAGACCTTTTGATTAAATCTTTTATAAAATCAGAAGTTAGAGTTTTACAAACTGTAGCGCCTCTATCATCAGATAAAACAAGACCATCTTTAAAAAATTGATTGAAAGTTCTTTCCCCAATTATACCATCAGCTTTTAAATTTTTATTTTTCTGATATGCTGCAACAGCCTTTTGAGTCTCTAAAGAGAATTCCCCATTTGTTAATTTTATAGAGTACCCAAGATTCTTTAAAAAAACTTGAATAAGTCTAACCTCGTTCCCCGAAGACCCCAGTTTTAATAACATATTATTGTTTGTTTATTCTAGAAAGTTCCATAAATATAGCCATATATTCAGGAGTTAAAATAAAGTTTTTTTCATAAGGAGTTAAACCTTCTGAGATTTTAACAGGTGGAACAATTTTATTTCCAAACTTCTCTGTTAATAAAGAGTATCTTTGAGCTGCGGCTGGAGTTATTAAAAATCCAACATTATCAATATATGTAATCAAACCCGAGTTCTGAGATTGATTATCCCAGCTAGGTTGAGATTCTTTTATAGGAGGAGGAACTATAGTAACCGATTCTTTTTTAATTTGACAAGAGCTCAAAATTAGAGCCATTAAAATAAAATTTAAAGTTTTCATTTAGCTATTATTTTTCTGATTTCTTCTAAACTCATCTCTCTTTGAGCTCCAGTCGTATTAACTACTTCTGCTATGAGTTTTTCATCTTTGTCTTTCTCGTTTACTTCTTGCTGATTAACTTCTCTTTCTTGGAAAACTTCTTCATTTTTTATTTCCATTTCCTTCTTCTTTACCTCTTTATGAATACGGAAAATAGATAATAATTCAGATATAGTTTTAAATATATATTCCATAATTTTTTTCCAGTTCATTCTATTAAGTATTTGTTAGAGGCTATTTTGCAACCTGTTGATATTCTGTTTAATGCTGTAAGTAGAATTCTAGTTCTCGTATTGGCTTCCAATTGATTGGTTTGACTATAAAAATCTGCATACAAGAGTATTATATTCACAGCAAAATCATTCAAAGAGGAGCCTTCTGGAACATATCTTGATATGATAGCCGCAAATGATTCCGGTGTAATATCGTCTTCAATTGTAAGATTTTCTATTATAAAAGATACATCGTAAATAACTTGGGCAATTTTAGCCCTTTTTTCCTCAGATTTTTCTTGAGCTAAAACAACAGAGGTAATATAACTAGAAGAAGATTTTAAATAGATCGTAGATCTAGATAGGTTATTATAAAAAGCCGCTTCATTTAAAGATGAGCAGCTAGAGCTAAAGAAAGCTACGAACAAGCAGAAAAGTATTACTCTAAAATTTTTCATATTTAATTTTTTCTATCTCTTTCTCTAGAGATTGTGTTGTTTTCTCTGATTCTTGTACATCTCTACTATTACGACCGATTTGAATCATTCCGATACCGATCAAGAATGCTAATAATTGTCTTATAGTATTTTCCCAGTATTCAGGTAATGGATCTAAAATTTCAGGATAAAAAGCTAAAAAAGAACATATGCCAGAAATCAATCCAGCTAATGAAGTCCTCCAACTAGATCCTAAAAGTTTTTCCATTACGCTTTGCATAATTACAATTACACTGCTATGAAAACAAAATGCCAAAAAATTTTTCTATAGAGCCGTCTATGTTTTTAATAGGCCAAGCTACTATAGAAATATCTTTATTATCACTATTACTTAAAATTGCGTTAAAATGAAACTCTCTTTTTTGCTCCATGCAAGATAGCCATTCTTCCTTAGCTTCTTTTCTCATTTCTTTATTAATTATACCTAGCCATCCATCTCCCACGGCTTGATCAAAGTTAAAATCTGTTGTCTCTATCCATTTTTTACTAACAAAAGTATATTGCCCTTTATTATCCGTCTCAAAATACGCAACCCCTAAACAAGAAGATATTAGCCTTATTTTCTGTTCTGTATGGATTAAACTATTCTCCATTCTATTTAAAACATCTCTTAAAGAGCTTCCTCCGTTTGGTTTAAATTCAGAAGTAACTCTTTTAAGTTCGGGTATTAAATCTAAAAATTCAGTAACAGACTTATTCGCTGCTTTTACACTTTTATAAAAACCTTTTAAAAATTTAAAAAGTCCAAAAATAAATATAGATATACCAATTAATGCAGCTATAACTTCTTCCCAGTGGATAAGACTATTATCGAAGTCTTTAAAAAAAGATAAAAACATAGTAAATATTACACTGATGTACAGTTTTTAAGAAACAAAAAATTGAATATACGGTATGCATACACAAATGTTGTTATTTTGTGGTAATAAAATACTTAGACATTCAGGAACATTATCAGCTACAATGGTTTCTGTTGGAGACAGAATTGATGAGGAGTGTTATGATGTAATATTTAATGATAGTACAAATGTTATTCTTCCTAAAGGTATTAAAGTAAGTCTTATTGAACATAAGCATTTACAAATAGATAGAGAGAGAGAAGACTGCATGTACGATACAAGATCTAAATTTAGATTAAAAAAAATAATTCCAGAATTTACAAAAACTAATAAAGATGCATATTTTATAGGATTTTGTATATGTTTACCTATAAGAAATGGGGAAATCCAAACAAAAAAGAAATCAATAATAGATATAAATTCTGTTCAAAACGAATACTTTAACATGGATGTGAAAAGTATGCCCAATGATTATTTCAAGATAATAGCCGAAGAGGGATATCCAAATCTAATTAAATTAGAACTAAAAAGAATAAGAAATTTTACTAAGTTGAAGGACAGATTTATTCCAGATGAGTATTTATTCTCGTCTGTCGAAGATAGAATTTCATTGATACGTGGATGTATGGACGCCTGTGGAAGATTTTATAAAGGTGAGACGACATTCGAAACATCCTCTAAACAACTCGCCAAAGATTTTTCTTTCTTGATAAAATCAATAGGCGGATTCTGTAAAATAAGATCTAAACAATCAAAAAGAGAATACTATATTCTATCAATTAGTTTCAATAATGATTTTAACCCCTTCCTAACAAAGGCTAATACTTTCCGCCCAAGTAAAAATCCTAGAGTAAGATCTATTGTAAAAATAGAAAAAGCGGGAGTTTTACCATGCTTGGAAACCCCGCTCGATTCTGTGATTTTAGAAAATCTTATAGAAGTTAGCTAACTATAGACTCTTTAGTTCTTTCTTGATAAGTTTCTACTTTCTTAACTACGAATTGTACGAAAGGACTTCTCACAATCTGAGAACTATCTAGTTTGAAGTATCTAAAACCGTGAGCTCTAGACTCCTCATCTCCAAAGATTTCAATAAACTTTCTAAAACCGGATAGTTTACCTAAGTCATTCTGATAAACACTATCTCCTATAACGAAAAGTTTGCTATACATACTTAAACGAGTAGCGATAGTAAAGATAGAATCGAAAGTCATGACTTGGGATTCCTCTGATATAACAGCTGAGTTATGGAAGTTATAAGATCTCAACATTGAAGTCGGATAACATTTTATCCTTTCTTGTTCGCCTAATCTTTTAATATCATTACCCGGAATGATTTCAGATAGAGTTTGATTTAAAGCCTCATTATAGTAAAAGGTTTTTTCATCTAGATCCCCTTTTAGATATCCAGTTTGTCCATCTTTAGCTTGAACTAAAGATCTTAAATATACAATCTGTTTAACTATATGTAGATCAAGAAGCATGAGAGAAGATAGAATAGTAGTCCAACTTTTTCCCGTACCCGGAACACCATCTATAATAACACATTTAACTTCTTTATCCAGAGCGGCTTCTATTATTTGTTTTTGAACCTCAGTTAAATCATCTCTATGCTGTATATTTAAGCTGAAGTTTAAATTAGATCCTTCTTTAACCTTAGAATTTTTTTTGGTTAAATCCGACAGAGCTTTTGGTTTATTTGCCATGTAATTAAATATACACTTAAATTTTGGTGTATAAAAATAAAGTTACCCAAGAAAATTATGCCTTTACCTGATAACTTTGCACTTTTAGCTTTAAGTCCCACAATCAGGGAAAACGATGGATTCTTATATCTGCAAACAGGTCAAGCAGGTTATATAGATTTAATGATTCAATCAGCGACTGGTTTACCAGTCAACATAATGAAGGTAGCATCTGGAGTTCCAGTTTCCCAATATATTTATGTAAATCAGAATGGCAATGATTCAACAGCCAAAAAAGAAACTATAGATTTCCCTTTTAAAACTATAGGTGCTGCTTTGAATGTAGCAACTGCCAACGATACTATAGAAGTTTTCCCCGGAGTTTATAATGTATCGGGAAATATGTATAAACTTGGAGTCAATTATTATTTAAATAAAAATACTAATATAAATTTTGTAACTAGTGGGAAACTTCATATCACAGGTTCCGATACTGGAGACTTTAATATATACGGAAATGGAGTATTAACTCAAGATTCAGCCGCTAATGATCTATTTCATATTTCAGGTGGAAAAGTTACTTTAGAAATAGATAGAATTCAAGCTTCTGGTTGTAATTTTCTTATAAATGAAGTTGCTAGTTCTTTGTCTTATCTAGTTATGAAGACAAAAGGAGAAGGGACTGTTGATGATGGTCACTTCTATTTTAATACTTTAAATATAAAAAACTCTACTACTAAATTTGAAGGTATAAAGTTTAAGGGAAATTCTATATCTGTTCAGGCAAATTCTACTAAAGATATTGAATTCGAAAATTGTTTATTTGATGGCACTGATTTATCCCCTAGCAATCCTATTTATAGACTCACTGGAAAGTACAATTTAAGTAATTGTTTATTTACAAATTCTTATCCTCACTTTACAGCTCTCGGAAAATCAAGAATAAGAAACACTATATTTAATGGAGGCATAGTAGTTTCTGGATCTAACTATTTCGACTCTTGCGTTTTTGATACTAAAGCTGCTACACTGTATCCTAACTCATCTTTAATAAATTGTCTCGGTGGAAACTCCTTATTCTCAAATTGTTATGTTAATAACTTTAACAATAACACTAATGTATTCTATACATTCAGAGCATCAGGGTCAGCTTCTGGAGCTTCAGACTTTAATATAAATGGAACATTCTCTTCTTTTGATCCAGTCTTTTCTGGGACTGTTATTAAATTTGGGACGTTCTTATATGATACAAATTTAAAATAGACACAATCATTTTAATAATCTGTATAAACTTAACACAATAGGAAAAAAATGCCAAATATTTATTGCCCATCGTGCGGAAGCGGAATTAAATTCCTCTACGAAAAACCAAAATCTTGCACTAATTGCAAATTTGTTTTCGCCGTACCTATTAAATTAGAAAAAGAAGAAAAAGAAAAAGAAGATGATAAAGAAAGCATGTCTTTCAGAAAACTTCCAAAAAAGAAAACTTCTCTTAAAGATATAAAAATAACAATAGAAAAAATTACGCCTATTAAATTAAGCTCTGTTTTAGGGTCTGATCCTAATAACGAATCTTTCAAAAGGAAGGGTTTAACAAAGGAAGAATTCAAACAGCAGATATTTAAGTCAGGGCCAATTTCCCTAGATGATGATCAAATTTGAAGATAAAATAAAATGTATAGACTCCCTTATACAAAAAAATAGAGGGAGATGGCGTCTCTCTGATATATGTGGTTTTGGATTTGAGGATTTAGCTCAAACAATAAGGCTTCATATTTATAATAAATGGGAACAGTGGGATCAAGAAAGGCCATTTGAATATTGGTGTAATAAAATAATAATAAACCAAATAAAGAATACAGTAAGAGATAGATATTCAAGAGATGCCCCTCCTTGTTTCAGCTGCCCATTCGATAGAGGTTCAGATTTATGTGGTTATACTAAGAGCGGAGTAAAATGTGCTCAGTGTCCATCTTTCAATAAGTGGGCAAAGAAAAAACAAAATAAATTTTTACTAAAAACAGCCCTTTCTATTGATAGTGAAAATTTCAAAGAAACTCAAGATTTTTCTGACCCGATATCATCTATAAAATTAGAGTCTTCTGTTATAAAATTCCATAAGTTTATTTGTCAATTCCTTAATCCTAAAATGGTAAATTTTTACGGATTGATATATATAGAGAATCTTAAGGACGAACAGGTTATAGAAAGACTCAAGAATATAAATGGAAAAGGGATAACTAAAAGACAGCTTATAACTATAAGAAAGAATTTACAGATTATAGCTAAGAAAAAAATAAGCGAATTCGATCCCGAAGAATGAATACTTCAATAAGAATAAACCTAACTGAAAAATTAGGTAAAAAAATAGATAGGAAAAAGATAAACTTATGTGATAAGATAATTTGTCAACATAAATATAATTTAAATCTAAATCAACAAGACTATCTAAATGATAATAAAAACTGTAAGGAAAGTAATATTCTATCTCTCGCTCAAGAGGTTTATAAGAATCCAAAGCTCATAGAGCAAACAGAGGAGTTTAAGAATGTAAGAAAATTTTTACAAAAATTATGGAGAGGCGGAGAGTATGATAATTATACAGATGAGCAATTAGATTTCCTTTTTGAAAATGGCGAGAATTTAACTCCTAAAGAAATAGCTAAAACTCTATTTCCAGATAAAGAATATATAGTTTCCTTAAGAACTATTACATCATTATTAGATGCAGCAGGTTTTAGAGAAGTCAAAGATGACGAAAAAGTAGAAAGAACAAATGCTAGATATAGTTCCCCTAGAACAGATTTACAAGTTATAAATCTTATCAATAGGTCAGACCATGCAGCTAAGTATGATTCTGATAAAATGGATATGAGAAAAAAAGATTCTATTGCAGCTGTTAAGAAATTCTTATCAGCTCCTAGATTCGTTGAAATGATTTCTATGATTACTAATGTAAAACATAGAGAAGTTTTTGAAACTGAATTCGTAAAAGCGGTTTATAATAAACCAGATTTAAATTCGGATGAAGTTAATCTTTACATAGGCCTAGCCTTAGAATACGTAACACTTATAGAAATAAGGCAGCAGATAACTATTTTAAATGATAGATTGGCAGAGTCTATGTCTGACGATGAGGAAGGTAGAAAATTTACGATGTCTTTATCAGAAGCTTTAAAAGATAAGACGGCAGCTTATAATCACTGCTTAGAGAGAACACTCAAAATGACACGCTCTTTGAGTGGAGACAGAATCAAGAAACTAGAGAAGCAAGCATTAGCTAATCAAAGTTTAGCGCAATTTATTGAACTTGTTCAAGACGAAAAAGAAAGGAAGAGAATGATACTAATTGCTAAAGCTGAAGAGTTCAAAGTTAAAGAAAAGATACAAGAATTGGAAAACTTTTCAGAACTTTTTGTTGAAGTCTATGGGGTTGGCAAAGAGGAGGTATTCTCACTCTAATGAAATGTCTAGAATGTTTATCTGATTTTTCTAGTGAAAGAGGGTTACATTTACATGTTTCCAAGAAGCATAAACTTTCTTTACAAGAATATTATAGTAAACATTTTCCGAGATTTGATAAATTCTCAAATGAACCAATAAAGTTTAAAAATTTTGAAGAATATTTTTTGACAGATTTTAACTCAAAAGAAAACTTAGCCAACTGGTGTTTTAAAGAGGAAAAAACTATTGTAAGAGATTATATCTGTAAACTTTTTAAAGCAAGATGTAATAAGAAAAAAACACTTTTTGTTCCATCTAATATAGAATTAAAAAGTCTATTCTTACCTTCTTGGCAAGGCCTTGTTAAAATCTTTGATAGCAAAGAAAATGTAATAAAAGCATTCACGAAACAAGGACTTAGATTCAAATACGATTATATCTCTACTCCTACATTTAGTGATATCGAACCCGAAATTTTAATAGACACTAGAGAACAAAATCCATTAGAGTTTAAAGATTCTAAAAAGATGAAATTAAGCTGTGGAGATTACGGAACTTCGGGGCCTTTATTTTCTGATGTTTTTGTAGAGAGAAAAAGCTTAGAAGATTTAATATCAACTTTAGTTTCAGGGGCAGAAAGATTCGATAGAGAAATAGCAAGAGCTGAAGACCTCGGCTACTATCTAGTAGTTTTAATAGAAAATAAATTTCAGAATGCTATAAATTATAGTCCAGAAAAAAGTTTTAGTAAATATATAAATGGAAAGTTTGTTTTCCATAAGATTAGAGAAATTTACGCAAAATATAATAATATACAATTTATCTTTTCTGATTCTAGAGAAAACTCTAAAGATATAATGATAAAGATTTTCAAGATGAAAGATAGTGTAAAAAAATTCGATCTAGAATTTTTGAAAGATTTTAACCAGATATAAATATGTGGAATGAAGGCGCTCATCCTATTGCCCCTAGGAAATCAACAAATGATGAACTCGATAAAGTTAAAGGAGTGCTTTCCGAAGCTGAAGCTCAACAATGGTTTGCAAAATATTGTTTAGCTAATCCGGCATTTATGGTTTATCTTTTAACTAGGGTCAAATTAGATCCTGTTCAAGATTTGCTTTTAAGATCATTTATTTTAAAAGATTATTGCTTATTAGTTGCTGGACGGGGATTCTCTAAGTCGTTCGTTATATCTTTGTTCTGCATAATATATGCTTTAGGGAATCCCGGTGTTAAAATAGGTATAGCTTCTGGAACATTTCGTCAGTCCAAATCTATAATGAAGCAAATTGATAGCTTTGCTTCGCATCCTAAGAACGGAACATTTTTAAGATCCTGTATAACAAAACAACTATCAAAATCAAGTGATGCTTGGTCAATGGAGATCGGCTACTCATCTATAACAGCTATTCCTCTAGGTAAGGTTAGAGGTTACAGATTCAATGTTCTTATTGTCGATGAGCTTTTAGTAGTAAGTAAAGAAATTATAGATTCGATTCTCAAGCCGTTCTTGATGGTTAGGCAAGATGGTCCTCAACATGAAGAAATTTCAAATGCTCAAAAGATTTTAGTTGAAAATGGCGTTTTGAAACCAGAAGATGTACAGCAGTTTTCATCTAACAATAAAATTATTGGTTTATCATCTGCAAGTTATAAATTTGAATCTCTATATAGGGATAATTATGTGCCCTACGTAAAAACAATTTTAGACCCAGAAGCTGAGAATGTTAATCATTGCGTCTTCAGAATGTCTTACAGGGCAGCTCCAAAAGGTTTCATGGAAGAGTCAGCTATTGAAGACATGAAACGAACAATGTCTAAGTCTATGTTTGATAGGGAGTTGGAAGCTATATTTGGAGATGATACAGGTGGATATTTTTCAGCTCAAGCGATTGAAGAAGCAAGCGTAAAACTCGGAGAGTATCCTATTGTAAAAATAGTAGGAGATCCAGAAAAAAAATATATATTAGCAATAGACCCTAACTATAATAATTCTGAAACATCTGACGACTTTGCAATGGCTGTTCTTGAGCTTAACGAAGAGGATGAATCTGCAACTCTTGTTCACGCTTATGCTTTACCGAATAGTACCAATGAGAAAAGATGTCTATATTTGAAATATCTACTTGAGAAATTCAATATAGTATACATGATTATAGATAACAGTGGCGGCCCTGCATTTTTACAAATTGCAAAAGAATTTAAATTGATACCAAGAGAGCTACATCTGTTTGATCATGATTTCTTAAATTATAATTCTCAAGAAGGTATAATATATTCTAAAAATAATTATATTCCACAAGATGGAAAGATAGTTCACTCTCAAGCTTTCGGCGTTGGAGGATGGTTAAGATTTGCAAATGAAAACTTACAGTGGATGATTGAAAAGAAAAAGATAAGATTTGCCGCTCCTGTATTCAACGATTCAGATTTTCACAAAGCTATAAACGAAAAATTCCCTATAGAAGATTTACATTATTCTAAGACTCAGGATATTAGCAAAGAAGAAATTAGAGAGATAGCTAAAAATATTCAGGAAGAAATGAAAGTAGATTTCGTAGAACATTTAGGAGACGTTATAAATCTAACTAAAAGAGAGTGTTCTCTTATAGAAGTTTCTACTAGTCCAAATGGTAATCAACAATTCGATTTGCCAGCTACAATGAAAAGAGATAACAATCCTCATAAAGCTAGAAGAGACTCTTACACTGCTCTTCTATTAGGAAGTTGGGGAGTCAAATGTTATTTTGATATGCATAGAGAACAAGAGATAAATACCTCGTTTGAGTTCGTTCCTAGGATGTTTAGATAAATTTTAAGGTTAAAATTAATTTAGTAAGAATTTTTAAGCTTTAAAAGTGTATAGTAGTGTATGGCTCGTAAACCCAAAAGCAACGCTGTAGTTGTAAACTCAGACCCTTTCACTCCAAAATTCATTTCAGAGTCAGCAAGAGACTTAAGAAACAGAGGCACGAATTCTTTCCAAAGCCCGTTGTCAGGACTTTCAGGTGAAATAGAAAATATTAACAAAGGTGTATCGCCTTTTTCAAGAGATAATACTGGAACCCTAAGTGCTCAACAAGCTATTATCTTATGTCAAAAAGCTTATTGGAATGTCGCAATCTTTAGAAATACTATTGACATTCAAACAGAGTTTGCTAATTCGAAACTACACTTCAGAGGAAAAAATAAAAGATCTGTTAAATTTTATGAGGAATGGTATAAGAAAATAAACGGATGGTCTTTATCAGAAAGATTTTTCAGAGAATGGTTTAGATCTGGAAATGTTTTTATTTATAAATTTTTGTATAATGTTACAGCTCCAGAAATAAATAAAATGTCTAGAGCCCAAGCTCAGAAAAAGATTCCTTTACGTTACACTATTTTAAATCCAGCGGATATGAGAGCTGAAGGGTCAGCTACTTTTGTTAATTTTAATTATTATAAGTTACTGAACACATATGAGTTAGCCAGACTAAAAACTCCGAAAACAGATGATGAGAAAAGATTCATGGAGTCTTTACCTCTTAGTATCAGAGAGCAAATCAAAAGAGGAGAATTGCCAGAAATCCCTATCGACACAGAATATCTAACAGCTGTATTTTGTGGTAAGCAAGATTATGAAGCTTTGTCTGTGCCGATGTACTATCCTGTTCTTTTCGATATTGATTTAAAACTAGAGTTCAAGAAGATGGAAAAGGTTATAGCCAGAACTGCTGACTATATGATCCTTTTGATTACAGCTGGAGATAAGGATAGAGACGCAAATACAAATTCAAGAATACTCGCAGCTTTACAAGATTTGTTCGAGATGGAAAGTGTAGGTAGAGTATTAGTCTCTGATTATTCTACTAAAGCAGAATTCGTTTTACCAGATTTAAATAAAATTCTAGGACCAGATAAATATCAAGTAGTTAATCAGGATATCTCTAACGGTTTGATGAATATTTTCTGGGGAGATGAGAAATATGCCAATTCGATGACTAAAATAAAAGTTTTTCTAGAGAGATTAAGTTCTGCTAGACAAGCTTTCTTAAATAATTTCTTGATTCCTGAAATGGAAATGATTGCTAACGAATTAGGATTTACAGAAATCCCAGAACCAGTCTTCGACGAGGTTGATCTAAAGGAAGAAATCGAGTACATGAAGGTCTACACAAGACTTGCAGAAATCGGAATGTTGACGCCAGAAGAACTATTCGAGACATTCGAAACTCACTCTCTTCCACTTCCTGAAAACTCTATCGAAGCACAAAATAAATTTAAAGAGCTTAAACAGAATGGCCTTTACGAACCAATCATTGGCGGACAGAAAAAAGATGGATCAACAGGTCAGCCAGCTGGAAGACCAACTGGGACAACAGCTCCTCAAACAACTAAAAAAGTTTCGCCAATAGGTGCATCTAAATTTAGTTTGCAAAAAATCTCTGATAATATTAGACTGATTAATGATCTTTCAGAAGCCGTCGAATCGAACTATAGACAAATGAACAGCATTAAAAGACTCAGCTCTAAACAGAAAGATTTGTGCTGGCATATAACGGAGTCTATTATCGCCTCTAAAAATGTCAATGACTGGCAATCGGATATTCCTGATTGGATTAAAAATCCCACTATAGTGCCAAACGATGAGACTCTAGAGATCGCAACGGAGCACAACGTCTCTATATTCTTGGCTGGACTACTCAAAGAGTCAAAAATTTAAAAAATGAAGAAAAAAGCTTGACTTCCAAAAAAGTGCTGCTACTATAGAAGGACCGCCATACTTCAGCGGTCTAAAACAACAAAATGAAAAACCTAAATAATCCAGAGCAAGTAAAATCAAACAATATTATTGATACGGATGAATTTGATATGGAGGATCAAATGTATATTGAGTTCTTAGAAGAACGGCTCGCTCATTCTATTTTAGAGATGGAAAAAAAGAATGAAGCGATTTCTTCTTTTATCGACTTGCTCTCTTTTATTAAGGACAACATTGGAAAGACTGCTGATTACCCAATTCAGATCACAGATGACTATTCAAATAGTGTCTTCTCTGAGAGGCTAGAGATTTGCATGAATAAAGTTTTGGAAGTCGAAAATAAAAATTCAGAACATTACGAACTAGACCCAATTTTCTAAAAGTTGAGTGATTCTTAGAGAACGCGAAAGCGTTCTCTTTTTTTTGTGAAAGAAATTTATATATTAAAGCTGATTTAAAAATGAGCAAATCAAACGATATTAATAAGGATGAATATTCAGAGCGTTATGAGTACTGGCATAAAGTTGTAGATACTTTGGTTAGAGAATATAAATCTTTATATAAAGTTTGCGAAGCTGCTAATAAATCAGGTACGCTTGATCCTAATGGCCCATTATTTGAGGCCATTTGGTCAAGTTTTGAAAGCGTATTAAGTCTTATTGATAGAGAGGGATGGATAGCATGGTATATTTACGATAATGAATGTGGAAAGAGAAAACTTAAAGCATCATATGGTAAAAAGAAACTCTTAAAAATAGACTCGAATTTAAAATTGGTTGATTTAATCGTGGAAACAGACAAAAGTGAAACTTATAAAAAATAAAAATGAAAATGCCTAGTATATCTTTATGTGGTTTCTATGGTTATAAAAACTATGGAGACACTTTAATGCTTGATTGTCTCAGTTCTTTTTTAAAGTCTTCGGGCTTAAGCGTTAGCGTTTTCTCTGATAGGAAAAGTGACGAGTCTTTTTCTTATAAAAAATTAGACCCTAATAGATCAGACATTATAGCTTTGGGTGGTGGAGGAATTATTACACAAAATTTCTGGTATATAAAAGAGGGATTGTATAAGTCCCTGAGAGAGGATCAAAAACTAATTTTGTTAAATGTAAATCTCACTTCAGAATCAGTGCCAGTACTGGGGCTTCTCAGAGACAAAATCTCACTCGCAGTTGTGAGAGATCGTTTTTCTTATGATCTTGCTTTAAAATTTTTAATGGATGAAAGCAAAGTGATTCTAGCTTCTGATATATCTTATATTTACAATGTAAAAAAGATAAATGAAGGATATACAGATTCTGTTTTTGATAAAAAAGAAAAGAAAGTTTCTGTTTGTTTAAATAGTTATATTTTTAAAGATTACTTTTCTAATGATTCTAGACAAAGAATTTATGCTGAAAAAGCTCTAATAGAAATTTCTGAATTTTTAAAATGGATGAAAACATTTAGCCATAAGGTACAACTCGTTCCATCTCAAGTAGATACAGAGGTAAATGATAATACTATCCATGGAATTCTAAATGGTTATATGGGCGGAGCAAATAAGTGGATCTACACAAACGAGCATATGGAACAGAATCTAAAAAATTCTTCTCTGATTATTTCAGCTAGATACCATACTACTTTATTCGCTATTAAAAATTCTATTCCCTTCATAGATATAACTCATCATTCCAAAAATTCTAATTTACTTAAAGACTTAGGACTACAAGAGTTTTCAATCAATTACTGGAAAATTGGTTTAGAAGAATTAAAGAAAAAAGCTTTTGAAGCGCAGAATTCAGATCTAATATCGGAAATAAGCTCTTCTTACGGTGTATCGTCTAGAGAGGATTGGAGCAAAGTCCTTGAAAAAATACACACATTAATTTTATGAAAAAGCATCCCCACTGCTGCAACCCTCCCGATGATCATTCGTTCAAACATAAATGGATGATGGTAACTTTTTACTTAATGATTTTTAAATATAAAATAGAAAAATTCTTTAGTAAAATTTTCAAATGAAGGTTGCTTTTATAGGTAATATAAATTCTAAATGCGGTGTAGCAGTTTACAATGAATTGCTATTCAAAGCATTAAAAGAATTTACAGAAATTAAATTTTTCTCTGAAAGAAATGGAGAAGAAGATAATAAGTATATTGCTTACTGTTGGGATAGAGAAGAATTTCCAAAACTATCCCTTATAGAAAAAATAGACGAGTTTAAACCAGATGTAATATTATTTAGTCACGAGTACGGTATATTCCCTAAGGCTTATTTTTTCACATCTCTAGTATCTTATTTCAAATTAAAAAAATATAAGGTAGTAACAATATTTCACTCTGTATACGAAAATCATCAAGATAAATTAGTAACAGAATCTATTTGCAAAAACGTAGTAGTCCATACAGATGAAGCTAAAAAAGCTTTAGTCAGAAAAGGCCTAAATGAAGAGAATATCAGTATAGTTCCCCATGGATGTTCATTCGCAAACGAAGAAGAATCTATTCTTCCTAGGCTATGGAACCATAATGGAAACGAGCATGTAGTTTTACAAGCAGGATTTCTCTTTTATTATAAATCTCATTTACATATGCTAGATGTGATCTATGAACTTAAAAAGAAATACGAAAATGTTCTATATATAATAGTGGGTTCAGAAAATCCATTGTGCAAATCTGAGCATGACAAGCTATATAAAGAGATTTGTGATAAAGTAGATAAATTAGGATTAACACATAACGTAGTTATAGATAGAGGTTTCGTTTCTAAAAATGTTCTAATGTCTTATATTAGAACTAGTTACGCATGTGTATTACCTTATAAGCCAGATCCAGAATTTGATGTTTTCGCGGCAAGTGGTATGGCAAGAATAGTTTTGCAAACATCGACTCCCCTATTAACATCTAAAGCTAATTTATTTAATAATATGGATGAAGTTGCTATCAAGTGTGACACTACTGATTCTTGGGTAAAATCTATTTCTGATATCTTTGACAAAAAGTTCGATGAGAATAAAATGATTGAAAGTAGAAAAGCTTTCTTAAAAGAAAATTCTTGGGAAAATTGCGCTAAAAAACTTATAGATATATTTAATATAGCTAAATGAAAAAATGTGGCAAATGCAAAACTTATTTGGAAGACGACGACTTTTCGTTTCGTAAAGGTCGTTTGCAAAGTTTTTGCAAGAGTTGCCAGAAAGAATGCTCTAAAAAATATAGAGAGAAAAATAAAAAAAGTTGTAGAAAGAATTTAAAGGAATGGAGAGAGGAAAATAAATCAGATAGAACATTGGACTCTCAGCAAATATTACAAGAAGAATTTAGATCAAAAATGAGGAGAATGTTAAAAAGAAAGAATGATAAAATAGAAGACTCTATATTGAAGTATTCCTCAGAAGAATTAAAATCTTTTTTGATTAAGACATTTGGAACTTTACCTAAAGAGGGTATAATTTTATCGTATAAAAAGCCTTTAAAAGAATTTAATTTATCTTTCCAAGAAGAGTGGAGAAAAGCAGGGTCTTTTGAAAATTTGATTTTAAAATTCAAAGAAACTTAATAGAAATCAAAAATGAATATAGAATTAGAAGAAATAATAGTAAAAAAATACCCAGAAATATGTTGTGGCTATGGAGATATGTATCCTAGAAATTGTTTCCAATATGGATTTGAATTTGGAGATGGATGGTTTGATCTTATAGACGAAACATTATCAAAGTTAGATGATATATGTAAAAGTACAGGAATAAAAATTAAAATAGGCCAAGCTAAATCGAAGTTCTCAGAACTCAGACTACATATAGATATTTTGCCCGGTCAAAGGGGCGCGAAAATACAACAAGCAATTTCCCAGATAGAAAACATTGTCCAACAAGCAGAAATAAAATCAAAAACAATAAAAGAATGAATACAGAAATAACAAACATAGAAGATGAAGATCTTCGTCTAAAACTAGAACAGTTAGAAAAATACAGATATGAAATCAAGAAGTTAAGTGACGAACAAGATTTAATATATCAAAAAGTTGTAGCCTTATTTGCTAATGGAGATAATGATTATGCTTTTGATTATGTTTTTAATCAAAGAATCGTAGAGCCAGAAGAAGATCGTGATTACGCTGTATTCGTAGCTGACAATATGATAAAAAAATTAAAAGAAAAATGAAAAAGATAACGCAAGAGAAATTAACATCTTCTACTGAATGGATTAGAGACTCTAAAAAGTTTGTAGGGGATAATAATTACAATATGCCTACAAAGAATTGGATTAAACTAGAGTTTAGTCCTTTCTTTATGGGCGTATTGAAAAATCTGAATCTACCTTATACTTCTAAATTTGATTGTGACGACTACTCTTCTCTATACAGAGTGCTCGCTCAAATTTCTCATAGGAAAAGCTCTGGAGATGCAGAAGGAATCGCTGTAGCTGAAATTATGTATAAACCTAATTGGGCAAAAGGTTTAACTCACGCTATAAATGCTGCCTACACAGAAACTGGCTGGATCTTTATTGAACCTCAAGGGGGACAAGTTATCCAATTAACCGAGGAAGAAATAAATTCTATATACTATGTACGTTTATAAATCTATTTTAATTTTATTCGTAATGCTATCCGGAGGGTGTATATCTTTAGACCAAACTTCTACTACAAATGAACCAATTGTAATTCAGAAGTCTGGGACTCTAAAGCAACAATTCCCAAAGGTAGACTATGTACAATAAAATAAAAACAATACTTTCTATTTTAAATTCTGATTGCTATGTGATACCCAAAAAACAAATGGGTATTTGGCTCTACGATTTGGATAAT